ATCAATAATACGATGTTCTTCTACAAAACGAAGTAATTTCGTTTTTTCTTTGTCTTCTAATTCATTTGTTTGAATATCAAACCCAGAACGGAAAGCATCATCAACAGGTTGCTCACAAAGCGTTTGAACCAACCCATACTCGGCATACGCTTCTGATAAAACAGACCGATAGTTTGAAATCAAGTTCCAACGAGTATTTAAGAAAATGGTATCTAACCGAGAGTTCTGTGGAGCAAATGGGTTACCACCTAAACCCCAAGTCTGAATAGCACCGGCAAAATCAGCCAAACTATTCTTTACATCTTTACCATTTTTCTTTTCTGTATTTCTTTTAACCATTTTCTACCTCAAATAAAAATAGAACTCAATCCTGTCGCACCAAAAGCTATCTCTATTGCATCCACAAGAGTATCAATCATATCATCGTGTTTATGCGTTAAATCAGCTTTAAATGCCGCAGCTTCAGATAATATATTACTACTTATATCATTTTTTTCATCAAAAGGCAAATAGACCCATCCATTCGCAATATGTGGTATAGCATTTAACGCTCTTGAGAACTTATCATTTGCTATCCAATTACCATCTATACCTTTGTGTCTAGCTCTTACTATAGGTATAAGTGGTATTGGAAATGTTTGTATTATTGTTTGTAAAACACCTATACCAGAAGATTTATCTTCAATATAAAATCCATAAGGAGAGCAACCCTTGTTCCAATTCATACATTTTTGCCAAAAAAGTTTAACTTGTGTTTCTAATTCTTTAGCATCAAATTTTCCACGAACCATATCTATTAAATGTAATTTATTATCAAAAGTTTTTGCCCAAAAGCTCATAACAGTAAAATCGTTTGCCTCCCCCTTTTTCTGAGCCGTATCACAAGTAATATAAGATATTTGATAATCATAATGTTCTTTTGGATTATAATACCTAAACCATTCAGTCTTAAATACTGAACCGCCAAGAACTATTGGTTCTTGTTGATATTGTCCATAATACACAAATGGGGAAAGTTTTTTTAGTTTTAATAGGCCCTCTTTTGAAAACTTTTCTGGCCAAAGAGCCTCTCCAGTTTCTTCATTAAGAGCCGGAATTTTAATAACATCCCAGTCCTCTATTTCATTTTCCATAATATAACCAGACAAATCCTCTATGGCCAACCTCTGCATAATACAAATCATAGGGCTTCGTGCTTGATTGTTGGCCCGTGACTTTAATGTATTCAAATAATAGTCAATAGTATTCTGCATTTCTGCCTGTGATTTCACATTTGATGCTTTAAGTGGGTCATCTACTAAACAATTTGAAACTAAAAGCCCTTGACTTTTACCTACAACTATGTTATGATTATCCCGTACAGATAAACAAAAGGAGAACTTATTATGTCTGATTTTACGAATGAAGAGTGGAGAACAATACCCGGAACTGGGCATTATTCCGTTTCTAACCTTGGTAGATTGAGAAGCGAACCCCACGAGATTTTTAATAAAGGAAATGGTGCTATGATGAAAGTCAAAGGCAAAATCCTTAAACTTAGAAAAGACAAAAAGGGGTATCTTGTAACAACAGGATATATCAATGGAAAGTTTAAAAACATTTTTGTCCACAGTGCTGTTCTTCTTGCTTTTGTTGGCCCAAGACCAAAAGGTATGGAGGTTCGACATATTAACAGCAATCCACTTGATAACAGACTTGAAAACCTTGCTTATGGAACAAAGTCTGAAAATATGCGTGATGCCGTTAAACTTGGTACACTTGTTTTTTCCAGAACCAATCTCACAAGAGAAGATGTTATCGCCATTGGCCGTGATAAAAGGCCTATTACTCAAATATCCAGAGCTTTTGGTGTTTGCGATGCTACTGTTATTAGCATTAAGAAGGGTAAATCTTTTAAGGGTTTTACAGATGGTATTTACTATAAGCCTCAAAAAAGAAGAGAACTTACCAAAGAAGAAATGGAGTTTGTTCTTGATAGAAACAACGCCAGAAAAGAGGTTATGTCCAAAATTGGGCTTACTTTTCAGCAAGTCAAAAGAATTAGACGCACTAAGAAGAATGTCGTTTTTTGTTAAATCTCGTGCTTCTACATAACCTCTATTTTCTGTCCAAACCTTATGGTCTGGAGTACATTGAATACAAGAACCATTAGATAGACCAATTTTAAGTATGTCACTTTCGCCATTCTTAACATAATGGTCTATCTTTTTGTATTCAAATTTCTTTTCTTTCAAATTATAGCTTAAAACCTTAACATCAAGTTTTTTATTTACTATTTCTCCAATTCTTATTTTTCCAATCTCTGTCCAAACAACTTCGTTATATGGGAAGCAACATCCACCATAAACGTCACCAGAAATACCATAACCGAACCCAGTAAGCGAACCACCCAACGGAGCAGCACGGAAACCACCGCCCTGTTCTGTTGCCCAATAATCAGCACCAGTCTTTGTTTTATTTAGTTTAATTCCAGAAAAGGACTTAAAGGCAGGACTTTCAACGATTTCACGAATATCTTTTGAAAAGTTGCTAACCAAATCATCAGAATAAGAAGTATAAATACAGTTGCTTTGTGGGTTAATCAGATACGACCAAGCACAAAAATACTTCATAATGGAGCTTTTGCCGAATCTCGGAGCTATGTTAATCAATAAATTACGCTTTTTATTGCGGCCAAAGACAATATCCTCTAATTTATGAATAATTAGTAAATGAAATGGTTTAAAAATGAACTCATTATGGTACATATACCAATGAAAAAACCTAATAAACTGTTCAAATGAAGAACCAAGTATCTGATGAGCCAATACTGGCTGTTCCATAAACTTATTTATGACTTCTTCGTTCATCATACTTCTTGATATTCCACTTCTAACGGTTTAGGAGTGCCTCTTAGCATATCATTTAGTTCTTTTAGCTTGTTTTGGTCAATTTCAAGGGCGTGAGTGACCGTTTGCTCAACCTTAGTCTTATTACCATACAATGTTGGGAAAAGACGTTCTACGAGCCATTTAATGTTATTTGTGATGCTTGTATAGGTTGCACTGTCAATTTTATTTCTTTCAAGCTGGTGGCTAAGCGTTTCTAACCTAGCAACTTGACTTTCGGCATACACCTCACGAGCCTCATCCAATTCTTTCTGCCAAGCAGGGTTATTTTTACACTCTTTGAAGAACTCATCAGGCAAAACTCTCTTGTTTATACAAGCCTGAAACGGAGAAACTCCACTTTTAATCTCTTTTATGATGCGAAGGAACGCTTTTTCATCCATTTCCTCTACTCGGAACGAAATTGGGTCGCCAGACTCATCATATCTGCGTTCTTCACCCTTTGCATTGACCTCATCAACCATTCTGTGCTTGATTTCACGTTCTTCAGCTTCTTTTTTGGTCATTGTACCACTCGGATTTTCAAAAGTAGGCACTTCAGCGGGCATTTCAGGCTCTGGATGTAGGCATTTATTCTGAGCAATAGCGTTTCTACCATCTTTTTTCAATCTATACAAACGCATTTCTTCTTTTACAGAAAGTCTGCCATCTTTTTCTTTTTTTTCACTTAAACGGTCAATTTCAGCCTGTGTCACCTCATTTTGGACAACCTTAGGTGTGAAATTCTTTATTTCAATACGCATATTTTCCCCTTTCTCTACATAAGCATACAATAAAAAATGGGAAATGTCAAATATACCATTTGACAAGCAATTTTTTTTGTGCTATTATACGATTATCGGGGCTAGGTGCGGAGTAATTACCCACTGAAAGCCAAAAACATCCCGTCACACGTCTGGTTGCCCCTGTTTTTCTATTAGTGGCGGGTTAGACGTGGGTCGGGGCTTCAAACAACGCAAGCACGTCTGTAAAAACGCCAGAACTTGGGGCGTGCAAACTGGCAATAGAGAACCTGAGAGGGAAACCTAGCACGAGCAGTCCATACTGTGAATTCCCTTACCCGAAGCATTTATGGAGATGTTAGGGCAGTTGAAAACGGAAACTACACTCAAAGGGAAAGATAACCTTTAGTTAGCGGAAGAAACTGGAAAGGCAAAATACTGATTTAGCAATAATTCGGTATTAGGCTTTTTATAACCTTACAGTTTCTTTCGTTTCTAGCCTAAAGGGAAAGATAATTATGTTAAAATATATAAAACAGAACAGAAAAAAATTTAAGTTTATCGCTTTTTGTGAAAAATGTAAAAAACAAGAAACGATTTGGGTTTTTAAGGATATTCACAGGATTATTCACCAATGTAAGAGATGTGGTGAAGAAAAAAGCTACCAAATACGAGATTTTTTCAATAATAAGCTATTTTGATAATTTTTTTACTTGACATTAGATGTAAAATGTGGTATAAAGATGTTTGTAAGGGTTGCCGATTTAGCTCAGTCGGTAGAGCAGGGGTTTTGTAAACCTCAGGTCGTTAGTTCAAATCTGACAATCGGCACCATTTGTAATTACAATGTAATTACTTTTTAACAAAGGGTAAAAAAATGAAATTATACAGTATTGAAGAAATCGCAAATGAGTATGGAATTACAACCAGAAAAGCCAGAGATTGGATTCGCAGGGGTTCAATTCCGTACAAAAAACTAGACAGAACAAGAAAATACATTAAAATTGAAGAAAAGGAGAGCAAATGATTTACAAATTTACAATTACATTCAAAGCACCGGTTGGTTTTGAGCCTGTTTCAACAATTATGTACGTTGTTGACAGTGCAAAGCGTAAGATTGAGAAGAAATTGCGTGATGGTATTGATATGGAGCCGACAGATGATATTGCTTTTATTTCGCAATTTGATGGCTATTGTGTTATCAACCGTGTTGATGGTACTCCGGCCGAAGCCGAAGGTATGACCGTCAAAGAGGTTATAGAGCAAGATGTAGAAGAAGCGAATCGCAAATACTACCTGACAAGTGAAATGTCGGCAATTAACACTACCAATGTAGCTGACTTGAAGATTGAGGCTCAACAATGAAAGAAAAACAAACAATGATGATTTTAAAAGTTTTTTCAGCCGAAGACATCCACGATATGTCAGAAGCAGAGCTTGCTGATAGGCTCAACCAATTAGAAGAAGCTAACGCTATTCTTGTACATTGGAAGAACAAGGGCTTAGCAAAACGCTATTTGGATAAATACAATATTAAATATACAGAGTACTGACCATCTGGCCAGTACCTTTTTTTACAACTGACGGGGTGGTTTGTAATTACTATGTAATTACATAATTTAACTCCATTTGACAAACATAATTAAATTTGATAATCTAACAAGTAGCGGGTGCTCCCAATATCGGGTGGGTGTCTGACAGCGTAAGAGGCATAAACAACCTCAACAATTACGGGAAAAGTTGTCTGCTGAGGGCAACGGCCTATCATAGAGAACCGCTACTGTCAGGATTACGATGTAGAGAACCTACACTTGTTGGAAAGACGAAAGGTGAACCCCAACAAGGCTAACAAACCGCCGTTTGTTCAACCATCGCAAAGAGTCTATATCTATCATAGTGGTATGCGATGCTGATTCCCAAAAGGCTGATACCCTGTCGGGAAATGAACAGGATAATCAGGGCTATGCAGATACTACAGAACGACCGTGTATCTCCATCAGAGATTAAACTCTAATGTAACCCTCCACCTCAATTATCCCTATTTTATTACATAGGGATACTATACCCTAATCACTGAAAACTATATCATATACTCAGACATCCATTACCACCCTATCTCCTACGATATATCACTAAAAATTATCAACCAGTGGTAAGTGTGTTGATTTATTCAAAAAAAGAATGCTTTTTTCCGGCTTTTTCCTCACTTGCCGCCACTGTTCTGGCAAGCGATTCTTTTTTCAATACATAACACCGCCCACCCCGATTCGCTTTTGTTCTGATTTTGCCACTTCCCAATTTGGGCGGTTGTATTACTGCACTTTTTGGTTGTGTTGGATTGTGTAATTACAGAGTAATTACTCACGCATACACGCCAAGAGTAAAAGAAAAAGAAAAAAATAATACTACACAGACAGAAAAAGACAGACACAAACAGAAAAAACACTTGACAAAAAAGAGTAGGAAAAGCCCGCCGGCGTTTAGGTTTTGTGTTGGTTGGTTGTTGTATGTGTTTTGTCAATTTTTCCGGCGAAAAAAAGTTGTATTTTTTTTGTTTTTTTTGATTTTTTTCTTGACAAGGTTTTGTTTGTATGGTATAAGATAATCAAGAAAGGCGAATCGGCTTTGGCTTTTCTTGGTGATGAAGTAAAAAAGCCGGATATTTTTTGAAAGGATAAAAAAATGAACATAAACTTTTATAAACATAAAAACCAGAATTGCTACATTGCCCAAAATGGCGAGAGATATATTTTAAAATCGTATAATTCTTTAATCGCCGTTATTGATGAAAAAGGGCATTTATTTTTTGGACCAGATTGGGATTATTCCACCACCACTAGCAAACATTTAAATTTTTTCCTTTCGTCTTATTATTTTGGGAAAATCCCCTTGACAAAAGCGGAAAAACAAAAAGAAATAAAACACGGTGACATTTTAGTGTTGCCTGAGTCATCACTAAAAAATATCTTTTGTGGCAATTTTTCATAATTTGCTTTTTAATCTGTGCCGGGATTGGCTCGGCACAGTATAAAAGGCAAGTTTTCCGGCGTTGTCTTTTCCCGTTTTGGGTATTGTTGCCGGTATTGTGAAAGGGTGAAAAATGGAAAAAGAAATAAAAAAACAAGTTAAAAAAGCAGTGCTATTTTTTAAAAAACACGGTTTTATGGATTTATCCCGCTTTTGTGGATATTTAAACGGTTTAAACCTAACACCAGAACAAAAAATTGATTTGTATATAAAGACCGATTTTAAAAAATAAAAAAGATTTTGAAAGGGGTAAAAAATGAAAAAAAAGGATTTTGAAAAAATAGAAATCATCGCAAGACGATTTTTGGAAAGTCGGGATTTTGACCGTGCTTTATGTGTTTTAGAACTAAATAGAGAAATTGAAATCGCACCCATAACAGGTCGTAGGCAGTTTTGCGAGGCTTGGGGATTGATGCGGGATTTAATACAAAACGAAAGGATTTAAAAATGTTGAAAAAAACCATTGATTTTTTATTCTGTGCGATTTTTGGGGTGTTTTTGTGCTATATCTTTTTAATGTGTTTAATATCACCAGAGAAAGACGAAAACGGCGATTATATTCCGGGGGAAGTCGTATTTTTTGGCGATAAATAGAGAATTTTTGAAAAAAATAGAGATTTTTTAAAAATAACTCTTGACATTTTAAAAAATATATGGTATAAGAGAAACAAGAAAGACGGAAAGCCGACCCCGTTGGACTTGGTAAAAAATAGAGAGTTGGCACATTTTGAAAGGATTTTATTATGGAATTAGAAGAAAAAGAAAATAGCGTTTTTTGTGATGGTTATTGGTGGAATTTTGGGAAAAACGGCGGTATTTGGAGAGATGAAGAAGGGGGAAGAAAGTATATTTTAACAAAATGCACAGAGGAAGAAAAAATAATAATTTATATTTTGCTTTCAAAGAAAGCAAAAAGAAAATAGCCGAAACAAGGCAGAAAATATAGGTTTTTTGTCTTGTCGTTGCGGTATAGCAGACCACGACCCGATGATGGCGGGCTAAAAATAGAGAATTTGAAAGGATTTTATTATGTTTAAATATACTTTCCAAATAACGAGGAAAATTATTTTTGAGGTTCGTTATGATGATTTAGACGGAGCAAATAAAGAGCCGAGTTTTGCCACTTCTGCCGCCGTTTTTAATCAGCCAAAAACAGATTTTAACAGTTGCGGACAATGCCAAAAAGATGTTTTGCCGGTGGGATTGGCAAGAGATTTTTTTGAAAAATGGGATTACAAGCACCTTTGCAAATTGACAGAGGCAGAGGAAAAAGAAGTGTTGCAAGATATTGAAAAATTGAAAGAAAAATATAATTGGATTGAAAGCCAATCTTTCTATGCACAAAAAAATCTTTCAATGTTGAAATTAAAAAAAATAAAATAGAGAGGTTTTAAAAATGTCATACTTACCACAATTAAAAGCGGATAGAGCATACAAGGCACGATTAAAAGAAAAAGGTATCAGGGACAGGCATATTTGGTTAGACGACCAGCAATGGGAAGTAGTCCACGCTTTTGCTAACTGTGTCCGAAAAATAAAGAATTTGAAGTATATTGTGGGCTTTGATGTATCAGAGGACTACTTGAACTATCACATAGTCCTAGACGAAACAATAACTCACGGAGGTGTTGTCAATGACGAATAAAGTTATAAACAGAATTGTTTTTATAATATACACGCTTTTAAAAACACTATTATCTTGTTTTTTGGGGCTTGTTGGAATTTGTGTTATTTTCTTGACGGCTTGTATGCTTGGCTTTATCAAAGGAAAATAAATGAAAGAAAACACGGTTTTTAAGCCCATACAGAGGTTTTTGGGGTGTGTCTAGTGTCATAACCTATCCAAATACAAAACACCCCTAGAAACGCTTAAAATTAAATAGAGGATTTTTCTTTATGAAAAATACGGTCATAATCTTCTTTGGACATATCAAGAGCCATCTGATTACACACCGTTGTGGTCATAGACCTAGACGGTATATCCGGCTTTTGTTCTACCCAATCATCAGGCACAATCTTATAGGTGGTTTTATTACCGTTCTTTATAACTATTTCTTTCATAGGATATGCTATGCCAAAATTAAATAGAGAGTTTCCTACGCCAAATCAGACCCCGTTTCTTTTGCAAGTCGTCAGCAATGCTATCCAACAAAGAACTTATGGGTGCATCAGAGTATTGGTTTTCAATATCGTTGATGAGTTGTATCGCATTTACAATAAGATTTGACAAGTTTTTCCAACACTGTGTAATATCTGTCGGCAGGGGAGGCATACTATCTACAACAGCCTCTAAAACCTCTTTGGAACGAGGTGCTTTGTTCTCATATCCAAGATATAAATTCTCATTGATTTGGTCTGTGAAATCATCTATTCCATTGAATACTTCATCGGCAAGTAGATGGTCACTCCAAAACGATTCGCCTTTTGCATTATAATGTATATCTTTCGCATAGAAACGAATTAAATAGAGGGTTTTTAACAGTTCAAACAGTTCGTTCATAGTATTTCTCCTTTTGTATAAGTATAAAATAAATAGAGATTATTTGCAAGTGAGTATAATTGTGACACTTTTATTACACTTTTGTGACACTTTTATGAAATTTAATATAAAAATAAAGATTTGGTATTGACAAGGTAAATTTCTTTCTTTAATCTACGAAGTGTTCTTTCTTTTTTTTCTTTGTCCTTTCTTTATTTTTCTTTCTTAAAAGGTTTAACAATACTATCTAGTTTAAACATACAATGACAGTGACAATAACCTTCTCTGATAGTATCTTCTTTACATAAATCACTGCCACAAAATCTTTCGGTGTTGTTTTTATCACACGGGCAACGCCGCCAATCATCCATACGAGATTTGAGTTTTGCTATTTTGATAGCATTAGTATCAAGACCGAAGTTTAATTCGTCTGCAATCTTTACCATATTTTCAAGTATTTCTTGTTCGTTCATTCTGTATCTCCATTATTTTTATACAATTTATCCCAACATTCGTGATATAAATCCAAAAACTCCTTTATCATCTTTTTCTGTTTTTTATACACTCTTACTCGTCTAAACGCCATCGGCATATCTTTCTTCATAGCATTTACTATACTTTTAACAATATGACGTTCTTCTGTATTACACCCTTTCATTTTGAATACTCCTTAAATTCAATACTCTATATTTACCCTCTAAAACCTTTCTAGGCACTCGTTCTAATATCTCCACATCCTCTTTGACCTGCTTTTGAATACGGTCACCCCAGCAACCGACTATTGTCAGACGGTCAGAGCCTATGACACGGGCAAAATACCATCCTAGCTTAACTTCCACCATATTCTCTATAACTTTCTTTTTCATCTGGGTCTTTATATATTCTTAATGCTTCTCTATGAATAGTATTTACTGCTTGCTCGTAGTAATTTCTCAATTTTGTAGAACAGCAAGAGCATAAAACAAGTCTAGAATTAATATGATAACCATAAGCACTGGCACTAAAACTAAATCCATAAGTTTTTTTAGACAATTCGTGTCCACAAATATCACAGTATTTCATTTTCCCTCCAACTCCTGTAAAGCATCAACAAATCTTCCGTCTTTGATAAGAGCAATTACTTTTTCACGTTGTTTTTCTAACTGCTCAATTTTTTCTTGTTGTTTTCTGATAAAATCAGTAGATACTATTACTCTTTCAGATGGTTTCATTTCACACCCCACTTTTGGCAATAAACATAACAAGGCTCATAAATAGGACCATAATTTGATGTTCTTGATACATAAGAAATTATCTCATTCGCCTCTTTCAGTTGTTCCTGCAAGAGTTCTATCTGCTTATCCCTTGTTTCAATTCCTGATTTCAAGAATCTGTTATCTTCTTTCAATTCTTTAACTTTATCATAACTCGGAACAGGTGCTAGGACTTTGATAAGACAAACATCATTTAGAAAATATGTTTCTGCAGGTAATCCCTGATATGTAGCACAACCATCTTCAATCTCAAAAATCCTTTTTTGTGTATCATAATCTATATAATAATACCCATCTGGCAGTTCCCCATTCTTCCATTGTTCAGTAAGTTCTTTACTCATTTCACACCTCACTTTTCTTATATCTATCAACATTGTATTTTTTATAGTAATCAAGAACATTCTGAAACACGGTATTTGTCAATTTGCCGACAAGTTTATCAAACGATATAATAATCTCATTCGCTTCCTTTATTTGTTCCTGTAAGCGTTTATATTCCTCATAACTAGGCAACGGCTCTTTATGTGCTTCGTATTCTTTTAATGTATCATAGTTTGTCATTTTACCTCCTCAATTTCACATATAGCCGATGCTGATTGAACGGCATCTGTTTTGTCTTTAGAAAACTTTGCTATTTGACCTAATACTGTTAGTGCAATATCCAGTTTCTTCTTTAACCTTAAATAATCCCTATACTGCTCTTCGGTTATAACTCTACAACGCTCACTCATTTATCCCTCCTGTTTATGCCATTCAATACTTTCTTTTGCTTGTTCAAATGTGCTAGCGTGTCCAATTATCTGTGAACACACGAGCCCATCTTTACAAATCACAAAACATCCAGCACCCTTATCATAATAGGCAAAATAGTCACCGTCTTGGTAAATTAAATCGTGTAAAACCATTTCTATTTCTCCCTGTTCCAAGCAACATATTCAACCATATCAATAACTGCTTTTTTAAAGTCCTCATCGTTCTTTAATAATTCCATAACGGTATCAAAATCATACTCCGCCTCAAAGTTCTCACGAATACGACAATCATCATCTTCATCAATATACCGGCCAGCAACACATTGCCCATCACCATACGGTGCATACTCATCTTCTGTCCTGACATTCTCATACTCACTATCAAACCGTTCTGCTAATACTTCAAATACCGCATCTCCAATGTCGTGAACACAATCTTCTAATTTATTTTCCATTTTAAAATCCTTTCAATTTAATATCAGAATCATCTCTGATAAGACCCTTATACCATACTTTTAATGTAATGTCAATAATTATTTTAATAAAAATTAAAAATAATTTTAACATTTGTGATAAAAGCCTTATAAAATAAGGCTTTACTTATCACATAATTTTTCGTATTTCACTTCTTTTTTTGTGTTTCTATCTATGATTTCTATGGTTTTCTTGTATGCACTGATAACCGAATCGCTTATTGTGTCATATCCGGCTTCAACATTCTTCAAATACTGCAATGAAAAACCACCAAATTCAGCAACCAACCGCAACGGTATTTTTCTTGACCGGCGTTTAAACTTCCAGTGGTTCATCTTCGCTAACATCTTATCGTCTGGCTTACGCATCTACAAAACTCCTTGCTTTAATTGTTATATCATAAACTTTCCCCTCTAACATTAAAAACGTATTAAAATCGTTTGTATTCTCATTACACATACAACCAACAATGACGGCTAACATATCTTCAACCGTCAATTCATTACCTTTGTTTATCCATTCCTGGAAATTTTCAATTCTTTTTTGTTTGTCCATTTATTACTCCTAAATAAGGTGGGAGAGCAAGGGTTTTTATGTCAATGTTTGTAAGGAGGGTATCCATAACTGCTCTCCCATAAGTCCGTGTGTCTTTACAATTATCATCTTTTTATGAAAAAAACTTCTACATAAAACCAAGGCACGATGACAAGCATTGTAAATTTAGACCCACACGGTAGCCTTTTGAAAGGATGTGCCTTGGGAAAACCTAAAATGGGATTTCATTATCAGCGTTATGCGTTTCCCAACCATTATGTGTTTCTTGTGTCTTCTGCTCACGCTTTACACTCTTACAACCAGAATATACCGGCTTCCCACTCTTTGTTGTTCGTTTCCAACCAGCAATAGGAACTTCTTGACCATTTACATATATTGTTCCACTAACAGCCGGTCTATTGCCAACAGCATCCTCATTTATAAACAGTGTAAAATCAAACTCTTTCTTCTGATACGGCATTATTTTTTCCCTTTCTTCTTGTTTTTCTTAATATACTTACCACTCTTTACATATTTTCTTTTAGGTTTTACTTCCCTTAATTCAATTTCATACACAAGAGTACCAACCACATATTCTTGTTTTTTATTAAATAATTTCTTTAACCAATTAAACATATTTTCTCCTTTACATAAAAAATCTTAAACGTTCAAAAAAACTTTTCTTATCATCAATAAAGTATCTCTTAAAACGACAAGGGCGACCAAACTTATTTTTTTTATAAACCCACTCATCACCAATGTCCATTTTCTTTCTCAAATATCTTATAATGCTTTGTAAATCAGCAATAAATAATTTATTTGATGCTTCAATGGTTGAAATCTTACCATATTTTTTAAGATACATTAAAACTTCTTCTTTTTGTGTTGTTGCTTCTAATTTTTTCATTTTCCCCTCCGTGGTTGTTAATATTTAATTTTATCTTTTTCTAGTTTGTCAAAAATCTCCAACATTTCTGAGCATTTATCTTGCTCATATTGTTTGGAAACAGCTTCTTTCATAACAGTGTTGAAATTATCTTCCATATTATAACTCCACTCTGGCTTTCCAGTCATATAAGCATACATCTTAGCAAACCGTTCCTCAAAAGCAGTCTTGTTTGCTTGCTTTGTTTCTTGTGCCTTTTGTGCCGGAGTTTTATCATCCTTACCGTGTGTATTTGTAGCATCTGCATCCTTTGTATCATCAATGCAGAACAAACCATTCAGAGCATACTTACGAGCATAAGAAGATGTAGCACCAGTAATCTGACTATCATCCATACCTTTCTTTGTTTCTGCCTCACGAGCAAATGCACTGTTAGAAATCATATCTTCCCCATCAGACAGTGTTGCTATAGCCTTTACATATACCCTATTTCCAATGATAGACATATCATCACAAACAGTTAAAACAACATTGTTCTTTAACAACAACGGTTTTACCGCTTCCATAATATCTTCACAAGAACGATAGTTATAACCACCAAAGTTATTCCTTTGGTTCTTTGGAGCCTTTAACTCCGATTGAATATTCATCAATGCTTCATAAACGTGTTTCATATCTTATCCTTTCAATTTACCGATTCGCATCTTGCCGTTCGGAATAACTACCTTATACCATACTTTTTTGATAATGTCAAGAACTATTTTTATTTTTTTATACATTTTTTATAACTTTTTTATTCTAAGCAATAGAAATCTCAACTCTTGGGTTGTATTTATCTACCTCATATTCCCTAAAAACAGGTAAAATTTCATCTGCATTATCATCAATTATCCAGTTGTGCTTTACCATCAAATCTAGAAGGGATTGTATAATATTTACATAGTCAAACCTACGCCTTGTCTTTCTGTATATCTTAAATGCTATTTTCAAAGGTTTTCTGTTTTCTAATTGCGATTCGCACTCGGAAATAAAAGCATCTCTGAGTTCTTCCATTTGTGGTGCAAATTCTTTTTCTCCCCTTTGGCATTGTTTAGACTTCAATACCAAGGTTCTACCTCGCATATTTACAACCTGTCGGCTATTCTTACTACTATAAAGTTCCCCATACAATGTAATCATAATTTAACATTACCATTTTTTACTTGACTTGTCAAATCATTTTATTTTATAATTGTGTTGGGAGTTGAGAAATGAGTCAAAAAAAAGAAACAATTGTTGACCGCATATACCGAGAAGTTATGCAGGAACTACAGCGAATCGATGGCGAAGATTACGAAGAATATATGGATGCCGTCAGATACGAAGTTAATGCAAGGCTACAAGATATGCGAAAAGACGATATGTTTGTTATGAATGTCAGATACGATTAGAGGTATTTGATATTTTTTTTTATTTATAATATAATTAGGACAGCGACAGTCCTATTACCCCATCTCATTCTGTCGTTAGAGTCCTAAATTTGATGTGATTTTCCCGAGGACTCCGGCGGGTCTTTTGCAGATTTTTTCAGCCCGCCGTATTTTTTTTCTTGACATTACTTTTTTTATATGCTATGGCAAATAGTGTCAGATGCAAATAATACCCATTTGACAAGCGTAAGAAAGAGTGGTATTATTAACAATGTAGCGATTCGCTATGAGTAGAGTAAAAAGAAAGGAATATTATGTTAGAACACATATCAATACCAGCAACAAAGATTTTAGAACAAATAGCAAAAAAAAGGGTCGGAAGAACACTTGAAGCTCTTGACCTTGCCGGATGCAGTGAAGAAGTCAAGTTTGCTGTGAAAAAACAGATATGGGAATTCAAGAACGAAGTTGAAAGTAAAGTTTTAGGAAAGGAAGATATTTATGACAGAGAAAACAGCCAACAATAGTTTTAAGTTTTTTGCTAATTTTTTGTATGCGATTGATAAATTGCCGGAAGAAAAAAGAGCAAAAGCGTGTTATGAATTTTGTCGTTTTGGAATTACTGGAGAATTACCAAAAGACGAAAATCTATCTATGTTTTGTGTTGGTGTTTCTGCTAGTGTTCAGAAATATCAAGGCCGTGGCGGGAACCATAACCCAACTGGTAAAAACCAGTGGTCAAACGAGGTCAAAAGTGGTCAAACAGGTCAAAGTGGTCTAAACAAACAAACAGAAACAGAAACAGAAAATAAAAAAGAAAGAAAAAGAAAGAAAAAACCTGCTGTTGTTTCTGATGATTGGCAACCAACTGAAGAAACAAAGCAGAAGTTAGTAGAAAAGGGTATAGAAGATATTGGGGCCTGCGTTGAATACTTTAAGGGCCAGTGTCAAGCTAAAGGTATAGAGTATGTTAATTATGACAGGGCTATTCTTAATTGGAACTTTGATGTAAATAAGTTCAAAAAGAGCCGATTTGATAAGCCGGTGTCTGAGTGGACAAATGATGACTTTACTGCATATGCTGTTTTTGGAGGTAGAGGATAATGTTTGAAAAATACATACACTCTGATATTGAACAATCAATTCTTTCAAGATTTATAAATAACCCAAATGAATTGTTTGAATGCCCAGAATTGGAAAGCAGACATTTTGTTTTTGAAGAAAACGGAGAAATATTTGATACTCTTATTAAACTAAAAAATAAAATGATACCAATTACACCAAAGAATATCGCTGACGAAACAAAACACTCTGAATTATCTTATATTATTGACTTGGTTAAACTTACACCTGTTGTAAAATCAAAAGAACAATACAAGTATCTGATAGAAGAAACAGAAAAATATAATGCTTTGGTAGGGGCTAATCAGTTAATAAATCAAGCAGAAGAAGACAAATCTGTTGATGTTTTTGGAGAGCTTTCAAAACTGTCAATGAAAGAAGATAAACTTTATGATTATGTTTCAAATGAGCAAATGCTATTTGAATTACAAGAAAAGATGAAAAACGGAATTACTGGTTTATCTACTACGATACCCTCTCTTGATGATAATATAAACGCTTTCCAGAAAGGAAGACTTTACATTGTTGGTGCCAGACCGTCTGTTGGTAAATCGGCATTTATGTGCTCTATATGTGAAAGATTAGACAAAGAGCATAAGGTTGGTATTCTATCTTTGGAAATGAACACCTCTGAATTAAAACAGCGTATGGCCTGCTTGAGAGGGAATATAAAGCATTGGAAGATTGAAAAAGGTAAATGCTCCGATAATGAATTTGACGAGTACGCAAAAGCATTATCTTCAATAAAGAACACATTTATTGATGATAAAGGTGGATTAAATCGTAATCAAGTTGCTTCTATAATTAGGAATATGGTAAAAAAGGACAAATGTGAAATAATTTTTGTTGACCACCTTGGCTTAATTAAAGTAAATTATGGTAGTAATTTGGCTCACGAAATAGGAGAAAATACATCAATGCTAAAAGCACTTGCAAAAGAACTTCAAATACCAATAGTATGTCTTTGCCAAATAAATCGTTCTATTGAAAAAGAAAAAGAAAAGGTGCCGGCAATTTCTGATTTAAGAGATAGTGGTAGAATTGAAGAGGATGCCGATTGTGTAATACTCTTGTATAGAGATAATTACTATAATCCTCAAGCTAGCGGAAAAGCAAAATATGTTATTGGTAAATGTCGTAATGGTGTTACTGGAACAATAGATGCTTACTTTGACAACGAACTTATGAAGTGGAGTTAAAAAAATGAAACGAGGGGACATTGTTAAATTTCAAATACAGGTTTATCCTAATGAAAGAACGGGTATCATTGTTAGAAAAGGAAAGGTTCATAGTGTAGTGAGAGTTCAATATCCGAGCAAGTATATGCTCATTAAAAAGAAAAACACAGAATTAAGAAAGGGGAAATAGAAATGGATGTTCTGTTTGAAAAATATATTTTTTTATGTTAAATTATAAAAATACGGATAGCCTCTGCAGGGCGACAAGGTAGAACCTTACTACTTTCCGTTAATAATTTTTAAGGGCTATTAAAAGGAAATAGAAAATATGACTAGAAGAAGAATAGATATTATTGGAAATAAATTTGGAAAACTCACAGTAAAAAAATTTTCACATACAGATAAAAACAAAAAAAGATGTTTTGTTTGTGAATGCTCTTGTGGTAAACAAATTATTGTTCCTCTTAATTCACTAAGAACCGGAAACACACGGTCTTGTGGTTGTTTAAAAGACGAAATGTGGATTGAAAAAAGGACAAAGCACGGTTTCTGTGGAACAAGAATTTATCAAACTTGGGCAAATATGATACAACGAACAACAAATGATAATAATACAGAATTTAAAAATTATGGAGGAAGAGGCATTACAGTATGTCCAGAATGGAAAGACAGTTTTGATGTTTTTTATAATTGGGCTATTAACAATGGATATAGAGATGATTTAACAATAGATAGGATTGATAATAACAAAGGGTATTACCCTGAAAACTGCAGGTGGATAACACAAAAAGAGCAGGCAAGAAACAAAAGAAGCAATCATATTATATCATTCAATGGTAAAAAAATGTGTATAGCCGAATGGAGTGATTTAATAGGAGTGTCTTGTGGAGCTCTTCAAGATAGAATAAGAAGAGGTTGGAGTATAGAAAAAACATTAACAACACCACTAATTGTAAGGAGGTAATCGTGGACATTCTTTATATTTTAAATTCATCAAGCACTGAAAACAACGAAGAAATTAAATACTCTTTGCGTTCCTTAGAGAAGTTCGCAAAAGGTGTTGATAGAGTGTTTATCACAGGGGTCTGTCCTAATTTTATAGACAAAAAGAAAGTGATATTCCTACCTTGCGATGACCCATATTGCCGAAATATGAACCACTTTTATAAAGTTTATGATACTTTTGTTGCTACAGATATATCAGATAATTGCCTGTTGATGTATGATGATATATTCTTTTGCGAAAAAGTTGACATAAATAAATACCCTTGGTTTTGTAATGGTGAATTGCCGAAACAGGCAAAGAACTCTTATGAAATGGGGTTAGTAAATGCTAGGAAATGGCTTTCAGAGAGAGGGTTTCCGACACTTAACTTTGCCACTCATACACCGTGTGTTTATAACCGGACATTGTTTTGTGGGTTACACTCTATCTTTAACGAATTAAAAGAGGATGTGGTTGGTATGTCTGTGAGAGCAATTTATGGAAATCAGTTTGCAGATAACTTTAAACGTATCAAAGAAGATGTTAAAATTAGAACAAACCGTATGTCATTAGATGATGTTGTAAAGCAGACGAGATGTTTTTCTACTGGTGACTTTACCTACAACACTGCTAAACAATGGCTACACGATAACTTTATGTGGAGGAGCAAATGGGAAAAATAAGCATTATACTGTCTTGTTATAAATCAAATCTTGATTATTTAGCAGAGCAAATTGAATCAATAATAAACCAAACTGAGAAAGACTGGGAGCTTCTGATATACAATGATGGAACAGATGGACTTTATGATTGGCTAATAATGGAAGGATTTTTGTCTATACCAAATATTAAGTACTTTAATAATGGACATTTAGGATATTCTAAAGCCTATAACTTCTTATTAAAAGAAGCAACAGGAGAATATGTTTGTTTCTGTGACCAAGATGATATTTGGGAACCAAACAAACTTGAGGTTGAGAAGAACTATCTTGACAAACACCAAGATATAGATTGTGTTTTTAGTTGGTTGCACTGGTTTGGAGATAGAGAAAAATTTGAAACATTTGATATATCTGACGAAGAAATTTCAAAGGAACTGTATTTCTGGCAACCAATCAAACATCCGTCTACGATGTTTAGGCGGGAAAGGTTTGAAGAGTTTGATGCCCCATTTGACTGTGCCGCTGATTTCTGGTTCTGGGCAAAGCACAAGGACCGTCATTACCATTTGATAAAAAAGTTTTTAGTAAATTATAGAAGACACGCTGGAGAAGCCACAAAAGACAAAACGGCTTTCAGATTAAACAGTGCTAAAGTTATTCAACATAATCTGGAAGAACGTTTCCCTGATTGTGTTTTTCCATTAGAATTATGCGAAACATTTGATAGGTATTCAAAAAAATACGATAAATCACTTAAAGAAAGCTTTGAGAGGGAAATATGGAAATAGTTTATTGCCTAGACCAAAACTACATACAGTATGCAGAAATAAGTATTAAATCTGTTAAGAAGTATAACCCAACAGCCAAGATTATAATTGTTTCCGAAGAACCTATTAGTGGTATCGGTGAAGATGAAAACATTATCATTAAACTACCAAGAACTTTCAGAAACAGAGGCGTTGGCGACCGTATTACGAACACAGCATATCTTAAACTATTCCTAACAGAATTACCTTATGGAAAAATACTTTATATTGATGGTGATGTTATTTGCCAAGAGCCATTAGATGAACTGTGGAATACAAAATGTAATTACATTGTACTTACAGAAAGCCACAACCACGGGTTGAAACAAGCACAAGAATTAGGTGTAGAGAAGTATGGTTTAACAGGTATGATGTTAATGAATCTTGATGCTTTAAGGGAAATAAACTTCACAGACCACTGTCTTGCTTTTGAAAATGTAATACCAACGCCGGAAACAGGGTGGTGCCACGAAGAAACAATTTTAAACGTTGCTTTTAATAACAAACTAACATTTGCAGATAAAAAATTTAACTATTGTATAAATAGAACCTACAAAGAACCCATCAGAGAACAAGATGCTGTATTACTTCACTATGTTGGCAAACAAAAAGATTTAATGGCTCCTCAATATAAAGGTATGGATGCTCTATTAAACAACATTAAAGGGAAAAGAGTTGCCATTGTTGGCAATGCAAAGTCTATCTTTAACAAAAAGAACGGTGAGTTAATAGATAGCCACGACTTTGTTATCAGATTTAACAAAGGTTTTATTGAAATGCCAATTAGTCAAGGCACAAAAACAACTATGATTATGCTTGCTATCAATATGGAACCTGAAAAATTAAAACTCTATAATGCTAAATGGGTTGTAAATCGTTCTAACCATTATGACAATAGGGTAAATTACATTATACCAAACCCAGACAGAAAGCGTATGAGAGATAAACTGGAAGCACAGCCAAGCACAGGCTTTATGGCAATAGACCTTTGCTTGTATGCTGGTGCAAAATCAATAGACTTGTTTGGTTTTGATGGGGAGAAAACACCGACCTTCTACAATGACCCAAACTATGTCACACAACACAATTACAACAAAGAACAAGAGCTTATACACCTGTATGAGAAAAGTAAATTATTAACAATTTATTAACAGAAAGGGGAAAATCACAATGAAAATGGGAGAAATTGTTGTCTATCGTCATCAGAATGAGGTTAGAGTTGGCCGTTGGGTTCAAATAACATCAAACCATCGTGCAGTTATACTTTCACTCAAAAAAGGAAACACCGCATTTGTTATCAGAAGTATGAAGCAAATAAAATCTTTAGCAGACTTGGTAAATAAATATGGTCTAGGAGCCACAGAAATGACCGTAGAACAACAAAACGAGTTAAAACGGTCTAGGGTAGCCCAGAGATGCGGAGAGTGCCAGAAACGTGTTTAAAACGCTTATTGCCTTTCCATAAGTTTAATCACATCTTTTTTTGCTTTTTCAAGAACTCTCTGCATTGTTTCGTTTTTGCATAATTTTAATGCTTTTTCGTATCGGCAGAATTGACGAGCAAGATGAAGCTGTCGTTCCTGTTCGGATATTTCAGCTTCACGTTGCTCTGCTTCCATTTTCAGAAAGCCATCAAGAAAGTCCTGCGTATATTTACTCATCTGCTTTGATTATACGAGGTTCCTCATCATCGCCGTTACAGATAACAACATCCACCTTACGCAAAAAGATAGCAGGTGTTCCTTCTTCTTCAACGATTTCTTCAATTTCTTCTTTCTTTTTTGCCATTTTATTTCTCCTTTATAAATAAAAACTATCGTCTTCCCATAACCAAGAGTATTTTTCTAAATATTCTTTTAATTGTTCGTTCATATTTCCTCCTTATGAATCTGTCACCCAAGTCAATACGCCATTCACATTCTTTAGTGTCTGTGTAGCAGAAGCATTATATCCTGTTAGGGTGGATAGATAGTTATTAAGCATTTCTACAGTTGCTGTTTGAACTGACTGACGAATTACAATATTTTTTGCACTATAAGGTGATGTTTGTTCTCGTTCAATTATTGCTAATTTTACAAAATAAAGCTGTATATTTAAAACACTTGAGCCAATTCCAATATATTTATTGTCTTTAAATGTAAAACCATAAGGGTCGCTTGCATTATCTTCACGGCTGACATATTGTATAGTTGCGTTGTTTGGGCTAATTGTTCCATCTGCAATTCCCAAAATAACATACCGTGATTTATTGTTTGTTCCCATATCAATAATAGAAAGTGCGTTTGTTGATGCCAACATACTCTTTAAAGTTCCATCTGAATTATATCCATCAGGAATTAAAGCTTTAACATCAGGAGTAACGAAAGTGTGATGCCCTATAAATCCTATACCATTAAACACTTGGTCTATAGATGAAATTGCACCCCCAGATACTGTAATTTTGGCAAGTGGCAACGCCATTACCATTGGTGTAGTTCCATCAGATGAATAGTAATTTACAACATTATTCGTTGTATCAAGCCAAGCGTGATAAGCTGTCCCAGAAAGGCTATCTGTTGCACCAGAAACGCAATTTGATAAAGAAACCGTTGATATAGATGTTCCAGCTGTCGGTATAATAACCATAAATGTGCCATTTGAACTTTGTGTTATTGTTAAATCAGCAGAAGTTTGATATTGAGTGCCATTAGCCATATAATATTTTGACCCACTTTTTAATGTTAGCGTTCCGTTGTATAAGGTTATATTAATATCCTGAGGAATATCTAAAACACAATTACTAACAGTTCCATTCTGACTATCAATAATCATTTGTCCGTTAGCCGACAGATTATCCAAACTTGTGCTTGCTTTACCGTTTAACTGTGTTTGAACAGATGATGTCGTTCCTGATAAGTAACCGAGTTCAGTTGAAGTGACAGATGTTTCAACAATGTCGCCATTGTTGTCTGTGGCTAATGCTTTACCACCAGCAAACTCTGGGTCAACCAAATACAACTCTGTCGGGTCTAATCCTGCCGCACCATCAAATTGACTTTGCGTGGGCTTGTTTATTACCAAATCTACTTTTGTGTCTGAATATGTAGGCATTTTTTCTCCTTATCCATAATTAAATTCGCCTGTTCCTTGATTTGTAAAGAACTGTCTTGTTATTCTATCATACATCCCTGGCTTATTGTCCGATTTACGAAGTGCTGGGTAAAAATCTCGGACAGGAACACCATTATCCCATATTATACAATAATATATTTTCCCAGTGAACATTCTTTGTGTATAAGGTGCACCAGAAATAGAAAACAAATAAGCATTTGTTTGATTAGTAAATACGTCTGGGCAAGTAGTTGTTTGTATATTTTCATCTACGCTTCTTTTTGTCGCAGAAATATAGCAAGTATAATCCTTACCATCAACATAAGCCTTTGAAACACGATAAGTAAGATAATTGCTATTGTTAAAATCAACAATTACAGAATTTCCACTATGAAATTGTGTAGCACCTGTGTCGTTTGCTATCTGTACTGTAAAGTTATTATCAGAAGCACCACGTCTTGCCCCAAAAACAGATTGCTCAATCCAAGCCCCAACGGTTTGTAATTTTAATTCAGCAGAATGAGTATTTGATAATCTTACACCAGTATCAATCCATTGTGTGCCTGTGTTCTCCAAATACTTTAACGGTCTGTATTCTCTCGGCAATACATCTTGTACAAACCTTATTTTTTGTTTTAAGTCAGCACCCACAGTAAAAGCACCTGTTCCAGCATTAGCATACAAAACACCTGACACTTTATCAAACATATATCCGACATTGTTTTCATCACGGACTGGGATATAATCACGGACAAGAACACCATTGTCCCAGATTTTTGCTTTGTAAATTTTACCAACTAACTTCCTGTTCCCAGTTCCAGTTGTCGATGTATTAGCACCGTTTGCATCAAACAAATATAACTCTGGCGATGTGAAAGTTGTCGTTGTCGTTATGGCTGTTTTATCACCATTTACGGTATATCCAGAATTATCCAACACAGCAAGATATTTAGTGTTTGCTTCCGCTGTTACTGACGAATTAAACACGCCAGTATTAGAAAAATTACAACACACATATCCAGCATTTGATTTACCCCAAATACAGAAAGCAGCACTTGAAGCAGAAGCCCTTCCACCTAAAATAGCTGGTGAACCAACCATTTCATTACAACTAAAAAACACTTCTGCTTTTGAATTAAAATTGGCAGTGATACCAGATTTAATATATGCACCAGTACCATCGCTTTCAAGATACTCCACTGGCGTTATGATATGTCCATAAGTGAAATCACCAGTCCCCTGATTATAGCAGGCTTTTCCTTGTGCTAAATCATAAAGACACGGGACATCATTATTATCCAAACAAGGCACAAAATCATGGACTACAACGCCATTTCTTTTATGAGTATAACGCCAAATTTTACCAGCAGCACCACTAGCACCAGAAAGATTTAACTTAAACAAATAAACAGTACTTGTTGATGTAAAAGTTTCAAAAGCGTGGACTATTGTCCCGTTCAAATAAACACCACCTGAATTGGCAGTAAAATAATGAGGACTGTTATATATTTCGGTATCGTTCACCTTATATGTCGTAGAACCATAAGCGATGTTTCTTAAATTAGTTCCATCACCAACACCAACACCGAAACGAGCACCATCATCGTGTTCACCCATAAGCCACTGATATTTAGTTGTGCTTATCATCTGGAAAGTAAAATTAACTTCATCTGTGGCTGTATTTATTGTAATACCAGTATCAACATACTGACTACCATCTGATTGCAGATATTCAACCCTTTTAAACCCAGCAGGCAATTCCTTAGCATCTTTAATCAATCGAAGTTTTGATGTATAAACCTCATCACCATAAGTAAATGAACCAGTCCCAGCGTTCAGATAGCCAGTACCAGATACTCTATCAAACATATATCCAACATTGTTCTCGTCTTTACAGGGGATAAAATCACGAACAAGAACACCATTGTTTTTTATTGTCGCACCTTTAACTTTAATTTTACCAATATACTGTGTTGAAGTATCACCTAGCTTATAAATTAAGATGTTTCCATCTGTCGTAAATGCCGTTGTGGCATTAAACAAATAGGTATTGAGGATAGTACCACCCGTGTCTTGTACAGTAAGGTTATCTTTATTGGTAGTGTATTTATAGAACGTATTTAAGTCAATAGCACCAGCAACTGTTGTTGTATCTGTATCTCCAAAACGGATTCTAGATACAGATGGATTTGTTATGTTTGCGGACATATTGATTGTAATTGCTCTACTACTTGTTACATTATTACCCATAATATTTGTAACAGAATTTGCCCCAGCCTGAACAATAGCCGCTTCACAAGACAATTCTGTGTTTAAATCACCACCAACACCAGTATCAATATATTGTGTCCCTGTACTTTCCAAGTACTCCACAGGTATAACCTGTCTACCAACACTAAATGACCCTGTGCCTGCGTTATAATATGGTTTTTTACCTACCAAATCATACATACAAGCAACACCAAGTGGGTCTATACAAGGGATGAAATCTCGAACCAAAACACCGTTGTCCCACAATCTTGAAAAATAAATCTTTCCGATAAACCGTCTATCATCAGCTGTACCGTTGGTATTAACAGTACCAAGCAAGAAATTAAAATTCAATCTGGTTGTCGAACGAGTGATTGTCCCTGTTACGCTATCCGTATTTAACGAAATCGAATTATCATAAGCAGTATATAGATACTTCGTATTAACATTTGTCGTTGGGAAATAGGTATTAAAACCAGCCCAGTCTTGACGAACGCTTCCTGTGGAAAAATAAGTTGTACAAGTATATTGAGATGTAGCGGAAGTATCAGGACGACACCCAAACAAAAAGCTATTCCCAGATATGTTATCAGGCTGAAACATAAACTCAAACTTCGTAGTCGCAGGCACTGGTTTATACCCAGTATCAATATACTGCGTTCCACTAGATTGAATATACTCAACCCTTTTAAACCCAACGGGCAAACCGAAAATACTTTCTGCTGTTCTTACAAAACGCATTATCCAATCCACTCCCTTATGGTTGTTTTAGCACCAGCACCAATGGTATTCCGTGCAGATGTCTTATAAGCATCTGTCCAAGTGAGGGAGTTATTACCTAGACCCTCCATAACAGCCTTATTCAAAGCAGAAGGAACAATAGGTTTTGCTGTATTTGACTTACTCTCTATTTCTGCATCAGTTGCGGCATATGTTCTTAATTCACCATTTGATGTAATTCCTATACCATAAACAGTATTTATTTTAGCAACACCAAGATTATTTGCAGAAGCAACTGGTATATTTACTTTCTTGTTTGCATCTGGAGTTAAATCTGTACCGTTTACCTGAACACCTTGAATAGCCCCGTTGGCTATACCTTGCGTTTCGTTTAAAGCACTAACTAAATCTGTCTTAACTGTCGTTGTTAAACTTGTTAATTTACCAACAGCAAGGTCGGTCTTACCAATTGCTGTTACAATATCATCAGCATCAGTAATATTGTTTGGGTTTAAACTATAAGATGCTTTTGAGAACGTTCCCTCATCATCAAATACTCCACCAATACATTCACCAAAGCTATTATTAGCATTTACAAAGTAATCAACAAAGTATGTTAGATTTACTCCGTAATCACCAGCTTCAATATCATCTGTTCCCAATGTAATATTTGAAGATAATGCTTTTCCATTAACTGTAGTTGTTGTTGAAACCTTTGAATTTAATGCAGCTGCTAAATTTGTGTTGTCATACGGACTTCCAGCAATATTTACAAACGATAATGTTTTTTGAGCATTTGATTGCAAACGCCAATTCGTACCATCATAATAATAAACATCATCAACAGATACTTCGTTTGTTTCAACAGTAGTAGAAGCAACACCTGTCGTATAGCTTGAACCATTTGGCTTATAATTTGTTCCACCACCACTAGCAACGGTTCCAACGATGAAATAATCACCTGTTTTGTAAGTATAAGGACTTTCTGGCGGATTACTTTCTGCCAATCCAGTTGCACAATTCCATAAAGCTAAAAATCTACCCCTAGCACTTAAATTATCAATCTGGTCTTGTAATTCCTGACCATCAATGTTAAATACTGTTCCAATTTGTGAAGAACCAATGCCATTGCTTGTCGTAATGGTTAGAGAATTTACACCGTTGATTTTAGCATCAGCACCGTCTTTACCATCTTTACCAGCCGGTCCCTGCTCTCCTTGTTCACCTTGTTCTCCTTGTTCACCTTGGTCACCTTTTGGAATACCAAAGTCTAAAACCAAATGTGACGGAGTTCCAGAATTTGTTACAGTAGCATCCGAACCAGCAGGCAACGTTGTTGTCGTTCCAACCTCAACACTTACACCAACCTGAAATTCAATATTAAGGATATTTTCTCCACCCTGTTCAACATTGATTATCGTTTCAGACGGTTCTGTTACAATAGCATTTCCGTGAACAATACTTATAAAGTTAAACGGTATTAAACTCTCAATAGTAGCAATTTTATGAGTTTTACTTACTAAATTTAAAACACCATACTGTAACCCAAACGGCATAGCGGCTGTTTCAGTAGCACTATAATTGATTGTAATTATACCACTTGAAATATCATCAAATGTTTTTGTAACACCACACAATTTGAATACAGCGGTTAAATCTGATAAATCTAAAGAACCTGTCAGTTTCAAAGTCAAAAGGTTTTGACCGTTAAAATCTGTGTCATTACCTTTTACAACAACAATAGCATTTTCGGGAATACAGCTCATAAAAATTCTCCTTTTTGTTATAGTTTATCAAAAACAATAACGATTGTCAAATCAAGAAGCTTTAACACATTCCTTTAATTCTTTTTTGTTTTATTAACAGGTTTTGTTAACGCTTCAATATCGGAAAATCCTTTCTTTTTTCTATTAAAAAAAGTGCTTTGGCATATTTTATATATATGTATCCATTCAGTAAGTGTTTTTGTTTCATTATTTATAGTAATGTTATGATTTTTCCTTGTATTTCTTGCTTGTATTGTATTATTAACAAATCTACAATTTTCAGGACAATAATTGCCATTATTGTCTATTCTATCTATTGTACACAAACCTCTTTTCTCATTTTCTTTATATCCATTTTTTATTGCCCAATTATAAAATGACATAAAATTATTTTTCCATTCATCACAAACAGTTATTCCACGACCACCATATCTATTATAGTTATTTACGTTTTTATTATAACAACGTGCTTTAATTGCAGAATATACATTATAAAGTCTTGTCCTTGATTTTTTATGTATTGCTCTGTTTTTTAGTTGAGTTATTTTTGCTATTTCTTTTTGCAAACATCCACAAGATTTTGTCTGCCCTTTAACAACATTGTCTTTTATTATTATTTTTTCATTTCCACAATCACATCTAAAAACCCAATAAGACTTTCCTTTTTTATAAAAAGCCTTTTTTATTGCGGTTAGTTTTCCATATTTTTTATTTGATATATCTATTTCAGTTGACATTTTCTTATTCCTTTAATAAGCCCTTAAAGTTAAGTGTGGCAGGCAGTAAGGTTCTGCTTTTCGGGCTCGAGTTCCTAGCCACAAGATTATTATATTACTTTTTTAAACGAATGTAAACAAAAAAAGCAATAATTAGTAAAAGAATTACTATAAAACAATCCCTAATATAAATCCTATTTTCTATTTCCTGTTTCTCAATTTTACAACTCTGACTTATAGATTTAACTTGTCCAACTAAATTTTCTGTTTGAGATTTAATAGCATTTAAATTAGCAATAAACGAGTCTGTTTTGCATTCTGGCTTCGTTTGTTTTTCTAACAATGAAATTGCCTGCGAATGAGACTGCAATTCACTGATAACAGTATTTGAAATAACTTCGCTAGGAACCTTATTTGTGCAAGCACTTACGCAAATCAAAATTCCAAATAGCACTACATACTTCATCATCTTTGATTTCCTTTTCTTTGTCTTTGACAACTTGTGCCGCAACTAAAATATCATTATTACTTCCCATAACCACTTCAGTAGCTTCTTTAGCAACTTCCAAAGCGTGTTGATTATACCCTTTATTATACGCATTATTGATACTCCAAAAATAAAATGCTATTAAAACAGCCAGAATTGAGCCAAGAACAATAAGTTTTATCTTTGTCATTATAGATCCCCCAAAAACCAAGATAATTCTTCTGCTCTCCTTTTTGCCAATCCCTTTAATACTTTACCACCAGCACCAATCCAATCCCAGTTGGTAAATATCCCTTTTATATCATCGTTTATGATTGCAGTATAAAGTTTTGATTCTTTAAAGGCTTTTCCCCCTATGTTAAAAATTAAACTTCCCAAAGCTTCTTTTTGTTTGTTTGTGAATTTCTTTTTCATACCCATAATTATAGGGTCAACGTGTTTAATAAAATAATCCGTTTGGATAGCTTCCGCATATTCTTTTGTAATAATATCACCCTCTTTTACAGGATTTCCGTCTGGATAAACCGTAATTCCACCACCGATTGTCCATACACCAGCAGGACATTTATAAGCTTGCAATCTTAACCCCTCATACTTATCGCAAAAATAATTCATTTTTACCTCACACGTTCAAAAAGAACAACAAGAACATCACAGCACCATTTAAGATTTCAGCAAATGCTGTTTCGTGTTTTGTGAATTTTAATGTAAATTCGCAAATCATATATCCAAGCGGTGTTGTAAATCCTGATAACCAAAACCAGTGATGGTTCATTGTAATACTTGCCAATAAGGCAGGCACTAAATATCCCAATGTTAAGCCAACGAAATTACCAGCAAAATTATAATACTTTCCTTTACCAAAGAACAGTTTTAACAACTTACCAACCCAAGGCGACCGTTCCTCATCGGGTTTTGTATCATCAAGATGATAATAATCCCCGTGTGTGTGTGAATTATATCTAACCATCCAACCGATAGCCCAAGCCATACACAACCACGCTTTCCAATCTGTCGGGAATACGCCTTTTATTAAATACATCAGCATACACACCAAAACCAAGAAAACCAGTTTATAGAACCGATGTATTTCAATTCCTTTAATCTTTAAAGTACGACCAAGTATTCTCCGAAAGAACCCACCTAAAATGAAAAAGAATAAAGACCAGTATGCCATTTATTACCCCTTTGTAAAGAAAGCCATAATATCAGATATATTTACACCACAAATTACAGCTGTAATGAAAATAAACCAGAACCAGAAAAACTTGTTGTCTTTTAAATCTGAAAGAATACGCAATAAAGGCTTGTTTTGGCTTTGTTGAATTAAAAGGTCAAGTTTAGCACACACGCTATCAACTTTGCTATTAAGACCAGCATTGTCCTTTTTTAACTCGGACACATCACTTTTTATTTCAAGAATTTCTTTTTTCATTTCTTGATAGTCCTCGCATTGTGCTTCGGCAAGTTGAATTTGTGCAGCTGACATTCTTCCCTTACCTTTCATTTGTTTTATTGTTTCCAAAACAGCCTTTTGTTTGCACATTTATTACTCCTACGCAAACGGTATAAAATAATAATGTCGTTCAGCCAAACCACCAGTACCATAGTGTTCTATTGAATAAGTATCTCCAGCTCTTACAATAGCCCACACAGCATTCCTTGATGTACTACCATCAGCACATTGTATTTCAGAAATAACAAAATTTCCATATTTTATAGCGGCTTGGCAGTTTCCGCCAACAACATATACTCTTATAATACCATTCTTTGTGGGAGTATATGTATCTGTTGTAAATTCAACCCTATTTGCATAATCTGGAATACCCAAATCACAAGCAGTAATTACACCATCTGAATTACTATAAACTGGTTTTGTTGAAGAACCAATTGATTTAGGAACACAATCTTTTACATAAGCCGTTGTAGCCACCGCCGTAGAATCGTCTGACACAGGAGCAGTTTTAGAAGTAGCAAATGAACCCAAAGAAACACTGCTTGTGAAGTTATTTGTTCCACTAAAAGAGTTCGTTCCACTTGAAGTAATGTTTCCTGTTGCAGTAACCGCACCAGATAAAGTTGTTGTTCCACTAAACGTTTTGTTCCCAGCTATAGTCTGATTTCCTGTTGTATAAACACCATTCGTTACGGTTCCTGCATTTCCACTAATACTACCAGAGATTGTACTTGAAAACGTCTTTGTTCCGGCAACTGTTTCATTACCAGTATTATGGACAACAGCACTATCAAAAGCATAAACATCATCGCTGTCCATAACCTTTTTCCAATAAGTTGTATTTGTGACGGCCTTATTTGTATTGTTATCTGCTAAAGAACAATATAACTTAAAAGACGTTCCACTTATTGTTTTTACTAAACCACCTTTATAATAAGTTGTATTAGCATCCCACTCAGCAATTCCTTCTTGCAACATATATGCTTGTTGATAAGAAATGCCATACTGAACACCCTGAAACTCCTCTAAAGGTGGTAATTTATCACCCTGCTCAATGGCATCATCCCAACCATTTTCAAAAGCACTTAATGACTGTAAGGTCGCAACATCATTACTTGTTTGTGGGTTTCCTGCCTGTAAAGAACCAAATACGCCATTATTAGATGCATTTGAAGCAAAAACCTTTTGATGAACTCGTGTTAGTCTTGCCATTTAAATCTCCTTTTTCTATATCATAACATTTTTATAAACATTTTTCAAATCACTGTTGGATGACTTTATCATAAGCATACATTTCACCAGCTTTTGTTGGGTCATTATAATCTCTAAATCCTGTTGTAAATGGATGTGACAAATCAGTATATTCAATAAATCCGAAATACTTTGTAAGTGCCGCTAAATTATATGTATAACCAACACCAGTAGGATGCGGTAAAATATTTTGTTGAACAGCTGCTAAACCAATATTGGCCCAGTCACTACGAATATAGTATGTAAGTGTCATATTAGGATTACCACCAGAGTCTTTCCCCTCTACAACACGAATACCAGTTCCAAATAAATTATAAAGATTTGTTTCTAACACATAAAGAGTTCCTGTCCCATTATTAACAACAATCTTTAGTTTTAATAAAATTCTAAATTCATCATCTGTTAAAACAGCTTTTTGGCTATTGCTATCTGTATAACCTCTAGAAGCACCAATGTATTTAGCAAGAATATCAAGTTGCTTACCAGTGGCTGTATCTATATTAAACCCATCTCTGACAGATAAAATTAGCTCATCAGGAAACATATATCCCAAAGATTCTATTGTAGCTTTTGCTTTTGGCTTACTATTATACTGAATAATCAATAAATTAGCAAGATATTTGGCATATTCAGAAACATCGTGAAAAGACACTGTTAAAAATGGATTAACAATATTTAAACTTGATATATTATAGGGCGATGATGAACCGGTTGTACAATATCCAAAGGGTATATCCGTAACAAAATTTATATTAACACTATCTGATGTATAAAAAACTTTATTATCAAATTTACTATAATATCTTTTATAAGTTACCATATCTTGTATATTTGGCAACTTATCTACAACTTCAAAACCATTACTCCAAATAAAGGCATTCCCATTTGTTCTTAATGCAGAAATAACGTTTGTATATGCGGTTGTAAAATTATAAACTCCAACAGAATTTGATTTAACTGTTTTAAATATATTCTTAAATCCATCTTTACCATTTGGATAAAATCCTTCAACATTAGGTAATACAAATAATGTAGAACCAATATATCCAAAGCCGTTGAATACTTTTTCTAAAGTATTAGCAATAAGTGAATTTCCTGATTTTATTTCAGCAATCGGGAATGATAAAACATCATTTTGTATTACACCATTAACATATAAACGAATAGTATTATCAGATGTATTATAAAATACCACATTCCCAGTACCTGCGGCTGGTGGTGTAGTACCACTTTGATGCCCTCCATAAGGTATCAATGAATTTGTTGTGTAATTATAATAAACAAGTCTTTTTATGTTTTCTGAAGCACCCGCTGAACTATAATAAGTTTTATCCGTAGTTGTCACATATTGACTACCATCTGAGAAAGTAATAACACTTCCTGCTTTTAATGTAAGTGTTCCATTGTTTAGTTCAAGTTTAATGTCTTGTGGTATGTTTGTTATACCAAAAATAGGTTGTTGTGACATTTATCCCCCTATAAAACAGTAGGTGTTACACTTGTTACAGATAACTTTGTTGCAATTACTGGAGCAACATATTCTACCCACGTTGAATTGTTTGTACTTATTAAAACATTTATAACTGTACCATTTCCGCCATTAGCATCCACAGCTTGTTGTGCTATTGTTGTAATGTCTGAAGTGCTAGCACCATCTCCAATTCCAAACGATAGGTTGTTTATCACATAATTAGCAATAGCAGTTGTATCAAATGTCGCTGTAGATAATGTCTTTTGAATGTTAAATTTAATATAAAGATTTTGTGTTGTCTTATTATCCCAATAAGCAACAAAGTTTTGTCCACTTGGTGTAACAATAGTATAACTTTGAGAACCTTTCATACCACATCCAGCACTTCTCTTTTTGAAAATTGTGTCTGCAATATCAGCAGTACTCCCACCATCTACAACAACCCATATTGAATGTCCAGGAATACCATCAGAGTCTGTTGAACTACCAACGTTTTCATAAACTTTAGCATCTATCATACCCTCTAATTGTTGTAAAGAGCCCTCAAGACCATTCAAATAACCAGCAGAACCAATAGAAACAGACTGTCTACGTCTGATTTTTAATTGAGTATCTGTTTCTTCTTCAACACCAGTTGTTCCAGCACTAGGATTATTTACAGAAATAACACCCAAAACAACCGTTACAGGGGTTGTAATTGTGTTAGGCAATGTTTCAACAGCACCGATTTCTTTTGCTCTGAAAAGAATATCTGTATGTGTCCCGGCCACAAGTGTTTGAGTATTCACTAAAACAAATTCGTTACCAGCATTATCTTGAATTGTATATCCTGTCGCTTCTGGGTCGTTATAATTTCCATCAACGCCATCTAAAGTAACAGTCCTGTCTGTAACAATAGTAATCCCAACAGTAGTAAATGTACCAGACTTTCTAAAAACATTGTTAATGGCACACCGTTCATCAAGAATACGACCAGAAGCAGTATCAGGGTCAAATGAATTATATAATTGGAACAAAAGAGAACGAATGTCTGCTCCACCTTGTCCAAATACATTTATAATTTGACCATCTGGTGAATTTTGTCCAATATTTATATCAGAGCCATAAATGGTTTGAAAATCGTTTTCTAGTTGTCCAACAAGCTCATTAAGAGTTGCGACCGTTAATCCATTTGATGTAAAAGAGTCAGCCATTATATTTTTACCTCTATTGTTTCATTATAAATCGTTTTAAACTTAGCAGTACAGTGATATTGTCTATTTTCAATGATACTTTCAAAGAAAGAAAGCTCAATAATACCTTCTGTATTTACAATAATTTGTTTTATTGCCCCATCTAAATTTTCTTTTTGGTTCTTTGTTCCCAATATATTTTTCCAATCTATTCCTTCATCCATAGCAAAGAAACAGTCGCCATACCAAGAAAGTATCTTGCTTTTAACATCATAGGCAATAGCTATTGAATCGGGAGAATATGACGATTTCCCCTTACCAAATTCCCAATCCCAATTACCATCTAGCGACCTAAAAAGCATCTTTTCTCCTATGCTATACTTGTTACTATTCCATTAACAACCGTTATGGTTTTATTATCCGCAGAAACAAATGTACCATTTGCAGCCGTTGTGGCGTTTAGAGTTGGTGCAGTAACAGAACCAGTTACAACCTCATCTCCTGTTACATTTGTGTTCCCATTTAGGTTAATTGTTTGGTTATTAACTTCAACAGTACTACCGATAATTATACTAGAATTATCTGAATAATGCAAATCAAGAAAATCAGAGTAACTTTGTATTGCATTTGGTAATGCCCTTAACCCAACAATAGCAATAGCATCTGATATATCGTGTCGTCTTGGAAAATCAGATGGTCTTGTTTCTCCAGAGTTTTTCCAACCATCTATCATATAATCACTAAATAAAACAACACACTGGTCACCAGCACTTATTGGATGAGAAATATAACTAGTTCCACCACTCATAACCACACAAGGAACCTGTTGAAGTAATGGATAATCAACCAAAACGTTACTTGATGAATAATTTTCGTTTATTTTTTTATGTAATATTTTTATTGTAGCCGTTTGATTTGTTTTGTCAAAAGATACTATTTCACCTATTTTAATGCAGTTTAAAATATCTGAAAACTCACTAAAATATATGCTCAATAATTCTGTAAGACTTTTATTAGTGTTTGGATTTATCATACTGGTTTAAATACTCCATATAATTCAGAACCAACATTTACTTCAACCGTTGTTGTTGCTCTACCACCTTTAGTATCACTTATAATACCATTGTGCTTTAGACCAAATATTTTATATTGTCCATTAAATTGTGGTGCTAATTGTGATTTTAATTCAATTATTTGTCCAACTTCTAATCTTGGTTCAAATATCATATTAAAAACAAGAGTTCCTGTTTTTCTTTCTGGTGCATTTAATAAACCACTTTTATCTGTAATTAAGGGGACCCAACCAATTACACCCTCATCTTCTCCTAAAATATAAACTCTATTTAAATCAACAAAAACATTTTTCTTTGGATTATACTTTTTGATTATAGCTAAAGGTTTCCCCATTAAACTAATTGGAGAACTAAATGTATAGTTTTCTACTGATTGATGATATTTTTCCAAACAAGGCATTTTATCCATACAAGAATCAACAAGGTCTTTTACTGTTGAGTTCGCACCCATTGTTAATTCTATTGTTTGTGCAAAATTTCTCAAACCAGTTTTTGCTTGGATTGTTGTTATTACATCTGTTCCTTCTCTTCGTGTATAAGCATTCCATACATCGCCAGCATATATTGTACTTAATTCAGAATCACTATAACCAGCAGAAAGTGCTACAAACAAAGGATTTTCTTTTTCAATATCATAAAAAAAGTCTTTAAATATTTGATTCCTTCGTGTTGGAGATAGATTATAAATATCAATAGTCATATTTGCTATACCAGAATACATACTTCTATCAATATCAAATCTAATGGTTGTGGGATTTGTTATAACAAGACCAGAATTAAGTGGCTGTCCATTTAAATCCTGTTGTTGGATAAACAATCTAAATGTTTTATTAAGTTTAGGACTTTCAGACTTAATTTCCATCTAGTAACCCCGTTACTTCTTTTAATTCATCTTGATTAAGAACACAGAAAGAAGCATAACCACTTTCAAAATCGTTTATTCTCCAAGGGTCATATCCATCTTCTGTTGTAATAGCAATACCAAACGTTATTATATTCCTATATTTATCTAGAATATTTGGATGGCAACAAATTTGAATACCATACAAATTGAATTTTTCAGATTCAATGTCCATAAACCAAGCCTGTTGTCTTGGATTAAACAAAAAAGTAAAATGTAATATCTTTTTGTCTTCCGTGGCAAAAAATATGCTTTGACTTGCTGTAGAATCAATAGTTGTTATTTGCTTCATTTTTAACCACCTATCATTTTAATAACTTCTTTAACAGGAGCATAAACACCGTTTGTTTGACCCTTTTCTTGTAAAGGGGAACGCATTTGGTTCTCTAATCCTTTGTATTTATTTTGATTAAAAGGAACAGAATCTAAAGAAGTTGTTTTTAACTCTTTGAAAGATATTGTAATATATGTTTTATCTCTTGTTTCACCCTTTTGAAGGAACTCAAGTCGTGTGATAACAAATCCTTCCAATATTCCCCAAGGACAAACAATATTTATTGGAGTTCTATCATTTCTTAATTGAATCAATCTATTAAATGCTTGATTTTGAGCACTAGAGTCATCATTAAGTTTAGAAATTCTACTTACAAAGTTATCTATACTATTAACAAAATTAGATACCTTTATAACCTTATTTCTTATTTGATTTACCTTTTTTGTTGTTGGTGGTATAAATGAAGCAATCGCAGTTAATTTTTCTGGCAACGCAGATAAAATACTATTATCTGTATCATTTTTACGATATACTAATTCCCCAACCTCTCCACTAATTGTATAAATAACTGGTTTTACAGAAATTTGGTCTTGATAAGCAATATTTGTTTCAACATAATAATCAGTAACATCGTTTTCTAACGTTACTTGTTCATCGCCAACAATATCAAGACCAACATCCTCTATCTTATATTTATTACCTTCAGATGGCCTATATTTATTTTTATCCCCCAAAAAAGAGTTTAAATCATCTGTTATCTTATTTTGAAGGTTATCCCCAAATCCTTTTATTTTAGATAAATTTGAACCAAGAGTACTTAAAGAAATCATTTTTATTCAACTCCTTGAACCATAACATCACCAAATGGGTTTGAATATACAGATTGTTTATTGATAAAATTATTTGCTTCTTCTACGGAACCAACATTAACATAGTTATTAAAAACCTTATTATCATTGAACTGGTTATTTCTATTCCCCATACCAATCATACCTGGTGTAGCAATTCTTTCAATATTTCTTAAACTTTCTGCCGTTTGTAATTGCAACAGATTTCTTTCTCTGCTTTTGTTAATCTCATTAAGTTTCATCTGTCTTTCTATGGATATATCTCTTTGTGCTTTTGTTATACTTCTTAACTCTTCATCGTCCATACCAACAAGACCAAGAGTCCAGTTATGAGCACCTCTCCAAAATTTATCAAATCCACTTAATTGTGATTCTCTGCTGGCTATATCGGCACGATATGAAGCAGCACTCTTTCCTAAGTCAATAGCCCATCCAAAACTTTTTTCTATAACTTTCGCTAATCCAGATAATCCTTGAGCAATGATTTCAACTGCCTTAACGATTTCATCACTACTTAATAAATCTATCCATCTCTTCATTTTTTCAGGGTCTGAATTTATAAACGCAACAGAAAACCTATCTTTTAAAGAAACCGTAACATCTTTTAATGATGATAAACCCCTATACCATTCGTTCATTAAATCAATTTGAGATTCTGTTGGCATAAAAGATTTTAATTTTGATGCCATTTCTAATTGTTCTGGTGTTGCTCTAGCCATACGGAAAAAGCCAGCATCATCTAAACCTAAATTTCTTAAACTTGTTGCAACAACAGCAGGGTCTACATTTGCCTCTCTTATTGTTCTTAATATAGCAGCGGCCATATCTGTTGGATTTTGATGGGCTGCAATACCTAAAAGTTTTAAATCATTTACATTACCTTCGTTTCTTACAATATTAGACCAGTTTTGTTTTAACCCTTGTAATTGTCCAATAATACTATTAGCATCTCCAGCACCCGTAGCGGCCGCTAAAGCTCTCCATCCTTGTAAATTAGAAAGAGCATCTCCTGTTAAAAGGCTATAATTTTTATATGCCATAGAAGAAGCGGCCGATTGATTGGTTACACCAAACCCTTTTTTCATTAAAGCAAGAACGAAAGAACCAACAGCCCACACACCGTGAGTAAATTCCCTTGTCCCCTTTAAGAAAGAACGCTCAAATCGCTTTGCGTTTCTATCTTTTTCCTTTTCTCTTTTTTCCTCACTTCTTTCAGCATCTTTTTTCTGACGATATTGAAATGCTCTTTCAAGCCTATCTTCTCTTCTAATAGCAATCTGCGTTCTAATATTCTGATTTGCGAGTTTTTCTAATTCACCTTTAAATTTTGGTGCAGAAATATTTATCTTTAAGGATTCTATTCCCTTTAAAGAACCAGCAATTCCATCAATTTCTTTTTTAAGTGAAGCCAAACGCTTCGTGAACTCTTGGAGGCCACTTTCATTAACCTTAAAACCAATCTCAGCATATAAGTTACTTATCCTTGCCATTATTTAGTTCTCCAAAAGCTAGTTGATACTTTGTTTCATATTCAAGGAAAGATAATATGTTTAACACTGTATCAACGGGGGCGTTTTTTACTTTATCTGGGTCGCCCCCATAAAATCCCATTTTTGCTATCTTGATTGCAAGAAATGATATTTCATCATCAATATGCACATCAGGATACCTTAATCCCTCTTCTCCGAAAACATCGTGTTTAACATAGAAGAGAGGCCTTTGAAAAAAGGGTAGACATTTACCTTTAAACAATTATAAAACACTTCATAAAGGTCAACTCTTGCTTCTTCTTTATCAAATACTTCTTTGGTAATTCTAGCACCACCATAAGTACTTTTTGCAAGACAAACAAACATTTCCTCAAACACTTCTTCTGAGCTATCCATAGCCATAATAAGAGAGAAAACATTTCCTTTGCTAAGTTCTTCATTAAACTCTAGGTTGTTATCACTAAAAGCCTTAAGTATTTTAACTTTTAACCTATTCGCATCTGTCAAACCAGCAGGATTTATTACTACCTTTACTCCAGTTTCTTTTGTCGTAAATTCCATCTCATCTACCCTTTCTTAATTTACTTAGCCAATCGTACGGTCAATAATGGCTTGCATTGTATAAACCGTAACAGCTTGGTCTGTGGAACCATTAACATTGCTTGTTACATCATACGGTGGTCGTGTAAAATGTACAGCCTTCAAATAAAATGTATCAAAGCTAACGTTTCCAGAACCATCACCAAGACGTTTAGCAATATTTCCATTACCAAGAATAAACAAAGCACTATCTGCTTCGTATGTTTTATAATAGGTATTGATGAAAGAATCATCTTTAGACCCCTTTAACAAACGAAGCGTAACCGTACATTTTTTACCTTGTTCATCTTTTGCAATAATCATATTGCCGTTTTTACCGACAACAGAACTTGCAATATTGTTATCCACAGAAATGGTCGCAATATCTCCATCTGCGAAGTCGGTTAAAACCCGACCCCACAGAACCACAGTATCTTGACCAGTTAATCTATATGTTTCAGCCATTTTTTACTCCTCTACTACAATTAAAATGTCAGCTTCGTGAATGGCACCAGCACGCTTACAAGCACCTTGGATAACAGGAGCAATACGTTGTTCACGTTCACTCTGAGCCTGTTGAGTAATCGGCAAACTGTAAATGTACCAACCAACTTCCGAAATGTTCTTACGGAATGTTTCGGGGTCACCAAATGTTTGAGCCGAGTTCCAAGTACCCGGTGCAATAACACCATTACGAACGAATTGAATAAAGACTTGAGCCAAAGCATCACGCAAAGCAGACATACCAGTTTCTGTTTGCGGAATTTTCGTTCCCGTTGTCTTTAATGCATTGAATAAACCATATTGAGCAGCATATTTTAGAGCAAGGTTTTCATAAACCACATCAAAATAGCTGTTTCCACCACTGGACAATACACCAACAGCACCTTGGTAATTGACATAAAGGTCAGCACCAGCCGCTTTAGCATTTGTGTAATCTGTTTGTGTTAAACCATCATCAGGCGACACATTCACAAGAGTTTTTAAGTTCATCGTTTGTGAAGTGAAAGAACCAGAGAAGTTTACCGAGAAAGCACGGCCAACATAAGCAGCACAGAACAATTTAGCATCTTCAATACCGTTTGTATAGAGTAAGCAACGTGTTTTCGTCTGTGTCGCATTTTTGACTGTCGTAATGGCACCAGCAATATCAACCGTTGATGTAAACGGATATACAAAGATGTAATCCCCAGCATTAACCGTTGTGCTAGCAGCAGCAAAAGCAGTATCTTCTAACGATAACGTTGTCATAATACCTGTAAAGCTAACCTGTTCTTTCATACGAGCAATAGCTTCAGAAAGAGTTTCTCCAGAACTATTAGCACCATTTGATGTCGTTCCACCAGCAACGTTCAAGTATGAAGCACCAGAAATATCCGTTCCTGTGCTTCCACTTGTTAAAACAACAGAAGAAGCAGAACCAACTTTCTTAGAACCGAAAACAATCTTACCAGCATCTACACTAATAAAACAACATTTCGTAGCATTTGAAATAACCTTAGCAACATCTTCAACAGTAGAACAAGCAGAAAAGTCAAGATTTGATAATGTGTTGTCAACACCATCAACGGTGATTTTTAATGCACCAGCTGTGACCGCTTTAATGTTTGTTAAGTTAGATGTTAAAACAGGTGTAGAAAATGTAGCATTTGTTGCCGATACAGCATTTTGCATCGGGATAACAACTAAATATCCACGACCTGAGTTAAGGTTTGCATTTTGAGCAAACACATTTTGTGCCATTTTAGCTGTCAAAGAGTTTGTGCCGTATGCATCAACAATATCTGACGGGTCAATGGTAATCATATAAGGTAACACGTTGTTGGGAGTTTCGTTCGTAAACAAAGCGACTTCGTTCACGTTCTTAACGGCCAAAGACCGTTCAACACCCTGAACTGTGACCCTAATGACATTTGAGATTGATAAAATACTCATTTGTTTTTCTCCTTTTTATATTTTACATAATACACCATTATTATGGACTTTGCAACTGGGAGTCATCTTGCTCATCATTAGGGGTTGGGCGAGGTGCCTGAATTGTGTCCAAAATAATTTCCGTTCCGTCAGAATTTATTTCTGCATTGAACGTATCGTAATACGCTGTCGTCTTTTCTTTTACCTCTGAAAACATAGCATAAAACCGTAAGGTAAATCTGTTAATATCAGACCCACCCTCTAAATCAGAAGTATTTACAAAAGACGAAGGTATTTCAAATATTCGGAATTGATACTTGTTTTGTATCTCTTGCGAATAAAACGAATTGAGAGCCATAGAAACTTCTGCTCTACGAGTTCTCGCTTCTATTGAACGACTAAATATATCTATCTGAACTAATGCTCTACCATAGATAACTTGCCGTTCTGTGTCTTTAATGCTATCATAATAACTCTTAGAAGAAATAGGGTTAAAATCAACAGCACCAACGACAACAAATAGTTCATTCGCATTAGGTGGAATTTTCCTGTTTTGAGCCCGAATCCATATATGGTTCTGGTCAAGTTCCATTTCCTTGCGAATAATATCAACAATGTAATTTTCAAGTTGCATTCTGCCAATCCCTTATACAATGATACTCAATGTGGCCATAATCGGCATAATCTTTAACAGCCATTATCTTGTATTCAATATTACGATAGATAACTCTGTCATTTGTTTTTAATTTAACATCTTCTTTGGTATGAAACCAATACCAGTCCCAAGACCATTGGCCGGCAGGTTTCACCTTAATTTCTTCGGGGTCTAACGGTTGAATAACACCATCAAAGTTAAAATATCTAACATTTTCAATAACATCGCCATATTTATCAACTTCTTGAGTAATTGCTTTTGCTTGTGAACCCTGTGACCACATATTGATACCGAGTTGTGGTCTAGGTAATTTGCTTTTTAAAGAAATCTGTGTACGAGGTAAAACCATCTTATGCACCCTTTCTTACAACTTTATAATCAATAGGGAAAGTAACCATATTCCAAGTGTGTAATGGCTTGTCGTGACCCTTTGTCGCAATTGTTCTAAAATCTTGCCATTTTTGCCACCCAACATTTTCTCCATTTGTATCAAGAGCTCTCTTTTGTTCAGAAGACATTTTTTCACCAGCTTTTTCTAATAAAGAAATGGCACCATTTATATTAAATGGATTTTCAACTTCATTTAAAACTTTTGTTGGTGTTTCATCTTTAACTGGTGTTCCTATAAAATCACGAGGTGGAACATCTACTTCCTCTCCCATATATGGCCCTCTATCATAACGAGATTTTCCACCAAAAACGTTTAATTTCGCCGCTATATATGTTTCTTCATCAGCGTTTAAAACACCAGAACGAACAACATTATTTTTTAGATATTCTACTGCTTTTAAAACTTCTTTTAAACCAGAATTATCAAGTTTAACTTTACAACTTACGGTAGCGACCATCCAGCAACGACCCCCACGTTGCCCACCAATCTCGGATATAGCATATTTAAATACTTTAATCCAAAACCGTTACGGGCATAAAAACCAAGAATGGGGTCTTCTAAATAGGCTTTCGGAATATAATATCCTTCAGAAACACTGCCAACCTTTACCTCTGTGGCAGGGAAATTTACAGACCCATAAGCTCCACCAGCCGCAACAGATAAATCATACGCCAAATAAAATGCGGCTAAATATAAAAACATCAACTGGGCACTTTCATCAGTGCCACACAACCCATCATTAAAAGTAACATTTGCTTCTTTGAATGCTTTTTCAATATCGCAATCACAAACATAATCTGTCTTTTCTACCCCACTTGCGACAACCCAATAATACTCATCAGTAAAGTCATCAGAAGAATTGTTATCAACCACAGATGAATAGAATTTATCATTGTAAAATACTATAGCATCTTTGGCGTATGATTTCCCATAAACCCAAATAGGTAAGTAAGGGAAGTTACGTGGAAATTGCGACTTAAACGTATCAGCGTTCACGACATTCAATAAAACCGACATAACTTCCCTCCTATCTTACTTTTTGGACTTCTTTTTGCGAGTAGAAACTTTAACAGTTTCTTCTTCCTCTACTGCTTCCTCTTTAGCAGGTTCAGCAGCAGGAATAACCTCAGCTTCAACGTTATCTAAGCAAAAGATTTCGCCTGGATAACCTTTGATTAAAGCTTCGGCAACTTTTTCGTCTTGAATATCCACTACTTTTCCAGGGCCTACAGAGCCACCGTTAAAGCAGAATACTCTTTGACTTTCGTTTTTAATACGCATATTAAGTCCTCCTCAATTACGAACCAGATTGATTATCTAAGTACAGTAATTCTTGCGGCCGCAGGCTCAGCACACCAGAGTGTTGGGCATAACCAACGTTACGGAATGTGAAGCCTTCAATGCTGTTCGCAACAGTAACTGTGTAATCAACAGGAATATCAAACCGAGAAACTTCTTCGTCATAGCGACCCAAGACATAACGGTCATAAGACAGTTTGCCATCGGATTTGTTAGCCATAGCATAGACCAACGGTTTGATTTCAAACGGTTTGCCAGTGATGTCAGACACAGCCCGTTCAAGGATTTCTTTCCGAGTACGGAGCATATATTGACTGACATAAGTTCCCAAACCATTGTAATCACTCTGCGGAACCCACAAATAATCAGGATATGCAGTGTAGTTGTTGTTGGCTTGATAAACTTCAACCAAAGAAGCGGCAAAAGCATTGATTTGGTTGACGGACATTTCAGAAATCTTAGCTGTAACAGCCGTTGTGTTCACAGTAACATCGCTGAGGTTTAAAGCACCTTTTAAAGCACCATCAAAAGAACCCAAGAACACAGTCTTCTGCAAACCCAAATCCCAGTTCTTTTTACGGGATTTTTCTTTAGCAGAAACGATGTCCCAAACACCAGTACGAGAGGCTTCAGCAATTTCCGGCAAAGACCAGGACAATTCTTTTGCCCAAGTTTTCACAGGGATTGTTAAAGCATCAACAGCAGCATCAGTTGTAGCCAACCGAGTACCATTACCTTGGTCAATGTAACCTTTTTCAAAGTCACCGCCCGTCACAAATGTACGGAAAGCAGTGATGTTGGAAGCCCAAGCAGTACCTTCTCCAACACGTGTCGGAACATAGTCTGCAAACGGGATTTCATAGAATTTTTGTTCAGCGACCGTTTTCAGAATAGCTGTCAAAGTCGTGACATCAATGTTGTACCCATATTGATGAGCAGCAGCATTTGTCAGAAATTCAGCTTGAGAAAGTTCTTGGTCGTTTAACAAGGAAGCCGCTTCTACACGTTCACCTTTAGAATTCATAATTAAACTCATATCTTTTCTCCTTATTACGAATTAGCAGTTAAAGCCACAGGAGCAGTAATCCGAACACGGATTAAGTCCCCTTGAGCCGAAGCTGATTCCATAGAATATCCAATGATAGACTTAGAAGCACCAGCTTTAGCAATACGAACATTCGTCAAGTCAGCGATATTCACAGCAACACCAGCATCAATAGATGTGTTGGCTTCCATATACATAACATCGTTAGCATACGAAACTTCCACCATATCACCAGCGGCATATTCTGTTTTCTTCGCTGTCCATTTGACAAAACCCATAACCACGCTACCAACAGTAGCTTTCACGAAATGCGGAAGCTTTGTGGAGGTAGAAACGATGGCAACGGGGTCGCCCGGCTTCAACGCAGTTGCTTGCGTAGAATCAACGAGCCCAGCATAAGAGTCCAAGTTTGCTTGCAAATCCAAGCGACCTTTAATTTCGCTTGTCGGAGCAAATTGGTTCATTTGATAAGCAAATTTAGTTTCCATTTTATTCTCCTTTTATTTATTTTTTACCATAACGGTCTTTGCCTAATTTTAAGCCAGTAGCCATTGTAGAAACTTTGTTACCACAGATGGCCTGTTTTGCGTTTTTAAGAGCTTCAAAAAACGAATTGCTTTTAGAATTCTCCTTTTCTTCTACCGGTTCCTCTTCCTTTTTATCGTCAGCATCTTCGGCATTTTCTTTCGGTTCTTCTTCTTTCTTCTCTTCGTCTTCTGCGTTCTTACACGCATTATCAGCTGGTTTTTCTTCTTCGGCATTCTCTTTTTCTTCAGCCTCTTCTTCGTTTGCTTTTTTATCGCAACCGTTTTCTTTGGCTTCATCTTTTGAATAACCGAGTTTTTCAGCCAGACCGATAATAGTTTTTACCTTTTCAGACAGACCACCATCAAAATCGCCCTCTTCTTTGGCTGAAATAGCTGCGATTTCACGGATTAACTTCCGATGGTCTTCGTCTTCGGCATTCTTTTTGTCTTCGGCAATCTTCTCTTCAATAGCATTCTTAACCGTTTCTTTAATCTTTTCAGACAAACTTTCGGCCACGGAATTTTGAACAGAAGCTACCAAAGCATCCATATCTTCTTTGGAAAGCATATTATTCTCCTTTGAATTTTTTAGTTGTTCCAATTCCTGTTTTCTGTCCTCATTGAATTTCTTAAATTCAGCCGGTGTCATAATAACAGCCTCCTCATACCGAGGATTATCAACAAGGGCTAGATGTCCATACGTTCCATTCTTTACCTCTTTCTGGTAATTTATGTCGTGATAAACACCACCACCCCCATACTCGGTTGGGAGATATGCATTAGACACAGCCCAACCCTTTTCAATGTAGCTCTGGGCTTCATCATCAGCCATAATTTCAGCCCACCAAGCTCCATCAAACTCGTTATAAAAACTCTTGACAACTTCGCCAACCTTGTCCTCTTTAAGAGTGTTCATATTGATTTTATCAACGTGACGAACAAACAAAGGCTTCCCCTCAAAAGACTCATTCATCTTTTTAAGAGCTTCATTTGTTACAAGGTATAAATTGTCTTTTCCATCTTCATAATAATGGACTAAACCCTCTTTAATATGACGGGCATAGAACCTTTTTGAAAACCTTTTATCGTTTTGTAGCATTTACGCCTTTCCTATCAATAATAATTTATTTTATAACTTTTTTAACCACTTGTCAAATGACCTATCCACCAACAGCAATATATCTCTTTGTTCTCTTAGATTTATAGGGGAAACTTTCCTCTGGTAACGGCTTCTTTTCACGGTCAGGCGTTGTGAACTTATTACTAGTCACATCCACCTCTTTGACCTTTCCTTGCTCACTTGCCAGAGCTTCTTTTTCTGGTTTGTTCGGATATTTCAAATTACCGTCTTTTCCGCCACCCTGTTCTTCAGGATTATCACCCGCTTCATCAGCACCCCCAAAGAATTTACTAAACAAACCCCTTTTCTTTTTCTTGTTTTGTGTT